TGGGTCTGCGCCGATAAGAATCAGGGCTGCAGCCGCAATATCAATATCTGAATTAGCTACTGATGGCATAGTGTGCTTGAGGGGGCGCTGCAGGGACGCTAGAACGCCCCCTCAATCCTTTTAGTCGGTGTCGGTCATTGTGAGGGCAGTGCCATCAGCAATGTCAACAACAGAGCCTGTGTTAGACAGGACTACAGAAATACCCATAGTTGGTGCATCGCTGTCATAGACAAAGATGACATCACCAACATTCAGCATATTTGCTGCATCGTTGAAGTAACCCGACACGCGAACAGCAGTCAGAGCATCGGTTGAGTCATAGAACCAAAGGCTATGACCACCACCGCCTGCCATGCGAGTAAGACCAGATGAAGAGTAAGCCATTTCTAATCCCCCTCTTAGGTGTTGTTGTCGAGGACTTCGTAGACACCGTTGTCATCAATGACAACTGCGCCCATCGACATCATCGAGGTTGCAAGATGTGAAGCCTTCTCAGGAACATAGTTCACTTCTGTAGAGACATCAGCGTTAACGCCGAGGCCGACAGCAGAGGTGTGATAAGCCATGTTCTTACCAGCAGTGATGGCCGAGGTGGAGAAAATCTTGAAGCCAAGAAACTCCTTCATGGTCATGCCGCCAGCAAACGGAAGGTTCTGCTCACCAACAAAGTCAGACGATGCGAACTCGTTGATCAGGAACAGATCGGCGTAACCTTTCGGGTGCATTGCCAGATAACGGTTGCCGTCTTCTGGAATGTTTGCAGAGCCAAAAGTCTCAAACAGTGACAGCAGATCAGCCTTTTCAAGTGCTGAAGATGTGTCATGAATCTGCGTTGAGTTAGCGCCAGCATCCATTGCTGTGTAAAGAAGCTCGTCAGTCTTACGACCAAGGGCAGCAGCAGCAGAAGTTGCTACAGCCTGACGCTCATCGATGTTGGTCTTCAGTTCGTCCAGCTTGTCGATGTACTCAGCAGCATAGTGATCAGTCATCGTTGCTTCGACGGTTGTGTGCGTCAGTTCCATCGGTGTGATGTTACCGTTGCGCGATTTAGTTGAAGCAGAGCCAGTGCCGATTTTCTGGAAACGAACAACGCTACCAGCCACGTTGCCAGCCGTGCGGACAGTACCGCGCAGCTTGCTGCCCATACGCTGATAGGCAATGTGGACTTCGGACTCGAACTGCTTAATAAAGGCGGTATCAATTGTATTCGCCATTTTTCAGTCCTCAAGTTTGTTACTACGGTGTCGTCGGTTGTCCGTTTCGTCCGTCGTCCAGTTATCCCATCGGGGCTGTCAGTTTGAAACAGGCCGTCTTAGTTGAATGACACTTCCACATCGGAAGCGCAACGCACAAAACGTACACACTCAACCCCGCCTATTTCAATAGGTATTTCATTAAATGTGAAGCCAAGCCATGCCAGCCACATAATTGTTTTGTGGTGTTCTATGGGCACAACATTTTCAACTATGTCATATCGGGTGCAAAGATAGTCAGCGACTATCCTGCTCAACCTTAGAAATGTGCGGTACTCGGTGCTAACAGCTTCTGTGCCCAGCATCCAAACCGTGCCGATAGTAAAGTCATCATATCGACTAATCGGTGATGTGCCGAACATGCACATAGGCACATCTTTATATATGCCTGTCCAAGTCTCGGCATCTGGCTTTGCCAAAGGAGAATGCAACGCCCACCAAGGCGTTGCACCATGCATTTTACATTCTATGACATCTTCTTCTCTGAGATGATGCTGCAGATAAGCTGCATGTTCTGATGTGGCTCTAACTATCTTCTTGATGCCATCATCAAACATCACATCAGGATGGGAAAAGAGCGGCAAACTTTGCATCAACATCTTTGACAAATGCAGCATCCCTACGCACTGGATCGTGATACCTTGGATCAGTCATCATTGATCGCACATCTTCAATCGTCAACTTGCCGATTGTTTCTGTATTGCCCTGCATCTTTGGCTGACCGACTTGTGACTGCATATACTCAAGCGCTTTCACGCCCACAGCAGTCTGACCCATCATAAGAAATGCATCATGCAACTCTTCTGGGAAGAAGCTGCTGGCCCATGCGCTTGCCGCATCAATGCGGGCAGATGCATTTTCGCCAAGGTTCTTTTTCTCCGCTTCAAGGTCAGGCCCTTGCCCCATAATAGCTTGTGCATATTGGACAACACCGTCATCGAACTCTTCTTGGCTGAAGCCATTTTCAAACGAAAAATTAGCCCACCAGCGGAACAGCGGATTGTCTACAGCCAAAGACTCATCAACACCTTCTGGTATTGTGTACCCATCAGCGGTTTCTGGTCTGTTGTTGTAAACCTCCTGCTCAAACTCAGCCATCAACTCATCGCGTATGGCATCGCGACTTTGCCCAATCTTGCTTTCAAGTTCGCCATAAGATGTTGCCAACGCCTCTGGCGTTTCGAACTTTTCGGGCAACCATGTGGGCCGATCTACGGCTCCAGATTGGCTACCGTCAACAGGTGCTTCAGCGGCTGGTTCAGCAGCGACTTCCACATTATCTGCTACTTCATTCATTTCTTAGCTAACCTTTCTGCATGGTTAATACGACGAGACAACAGGCCTACAATATAGCGCTGCCCTTCAAGATGACGCAACTCTGCATCTGTGGCATTAGGGCCTTGCACTGTTTCGATAGTAATCGAACGCAGATACTGCAAAACCTGTTTGCCATTAGGCGTCTTGAAAAGCGCCTGTATATCTTTTGAGATTCGTTCGTCTTCAGACTTACTGCGCGGTAGGCCGTCTAAGGCCAAGTGTTTCTGCATCTGGTAATTGTCCTGCTTGCTGTGCCTGTGCAATTTGTTGTGCAGCCTGCACCAATTGCTGCCGTTCTACACTATCGCGTACAAGTGTATCAGGGACACCAAACTTCTTAGCCAGATACAAAGCAGTATCTTCTGAGTTGATAAGGAGATTAAGTACCTCTGGCCCAAATGTGCCACCAACCAACTGCAAATAACGAGCAACCGAACTAATATCTTGGTTAGCTTGTGCCTGCGCCAGCGGTGAGACTGAGCGTACCTTTACCTCTCGCCCGTTGATAACAGGCATATCGATGCGTCCCTGCTTCTTGAGAATGTACACAACACGCTGCAAAACAGGCTGAACCATCTCAGCCTGCAGCCTGCCGAAAGCAGAACCAATCCGTCTGGACAGGTCAGCCATGCGTTCTGCAACTTCGGTTGCAGAGGCAGGCGTTCTGTTCGGATCACCCAGCATGTCATTGTACAATGCTCGTTTGATGTTGTTCCTCATATCATTCAATACGAGATTTGCGACATCAAAGTTGCCAGCATTTTGCACTGGCTGTAGCCCAGCAGACCCCATTGCTTTGGGGATGATTGTGCCGGGAACAAGATTGATGGTGTCAGTGTTAATGATGCCATCATCATCCATTTGGTAGACGCCAGATATAGCCATCTGCGCGTTTTCCAAAACTAACTCAATTGTAAGGTTGGTTGTTTTGATTGCACTGAGTGCGTTGATCAGAGGACCACGGCCATAAATTTCGCCAGACGCCTTACTGAAACGGAAGCAAACATATGGGTTTGATCCGCTGCCTTCGAACAATTCATAATAGATTAACTCACGATCATCACAATTGATGACGTAGTAATCATACTTTTCTTCATTAAGGTCAGAGTAGTTACGGCAGACAATCTCAAGAACCTTCACTTTCTTATCAGGTTCAGTCTGCATGCTCCTTATGGTCTTTTCACCGATAACGCCTTTTGGATACGCGACTGCAATGTCGCTATTCTTGATTGAACGCTCTCTGTAAACGTGGTCAATCTTGTCATCAGGGCCGGTATCAAGATAGACACTCGGAAGCGGAATCGCGTTAAAGCGTACTGGGTTGATAGCGTCACCTTCTTCAACAAGGAGGACGCCTGTGCCAACGGCCAAGTCCATAAACGATTCATGAATTTCCTGTCCAAAATTTGAGTTTTGGATGATCTCGAAAACATAGTCAGTAACTTCATCCAGTTCATTGTTCACCTGATCCTGTTGATCTGGGGGAACCTCAGAGCCAGCAATAAAGTCTGCCCAACGTGCAAAGTTTGGAACCAAGCCAGATTGCAGCCTAGATGCAAACTCTTGTGTGCCAACAACTGCGGTTTCATCAAAAATCTTATCATCACGACGTTGCCCAGCAACCTCATGATAAAAGCTTTGCCGCATTGGCAAAGCATACTCATAGCATTCCTCAAAGATAGATTCGAAGTTTGTGCGATTACCTTTGGCACGCTCATACTTTTTGAGCATGCGATCTATGAGTTCATCATTATGCATTATAGATTCTCATCGTAATAACCGATGCCACCTCTGGTGCTGGTAAGCAAAGATGGCACGGTTGTTCCGCCACCACTTGCCGCAACTGTTGTTTCAAGTTGCTCTGCTTTTGCTTTGTCTTTCTTTGCCTTCTCTGCAGCCTCTTGGTTTTCGCGCTCGATTTCCAAATCAGGATCAGGCGGCGGTGGCGCAGGCGGTGAACTAAATATGCACATAACGATATCCCTTACAGTACCCTTCATGTGTATCTTGCAGATGACTTGGCTGGCAACGCACAA